GATAAAATAAAATATCAAATGGAAAACTTTGAAGAGTCTTTGACAGACGAAGAGAAAGAACACGCGAGAATTGAAACCGAAGCCTACAATGCTGTGAGAAATGGCATTGATTGGGGCAAAGCTGAGGGCGATTTAGAAGTAGAAGTTATTTTGTATGCAATGAAATATCTTCAAGAAAATCCAGGGGCTTCAATTCCTGACGCTATTGACCACGGATTAGGTGAGTGGTTGAAATAAAAAAGGGGGCTATTAACCCCCGCAGTGACATGTTTACTCTACTTCATGAACATAAAAACTAAACTTCATAATTCACAACGCCACAAATCTACACCAACGAAATGATAAAAGCAAAGAAAATTTCTGGCATCCCTGCGCATTTACTAACCGATGGTGAGTTTTATTTTGATTTGCCGGAGGATTACGGCATACGCAAGTCAAAGAGCCGTAGTGAGCTTGATACTGAGAACAAGGTAAGCCAAGAGGTCGCTTTGTCTTTTACGCTACCGCGCTCACCTGGCAATGACTATTTCTTTGCTGATTACACCGGGGCAATTGATGTTTGGGTTTGGGACAATGGCGAAATCTTAGAGTTTGACGAAATCAGGCTCACCGAAACCAAGGAGGAAGGGTATGAAGTTGAAATATACGGCTCAAATTGGGCTGAAAAGCTCCAAAGGTTACGGGTTAGAGATGTGGATTTAGGGGAATTTGAGTACAGTGATGCAGAAATAGCAGCGTCTTGGAGCGATGAAACGATCATGGCAACGCCTACCCTGGCGAGTTACGGAGGTTGGAACCAGGAAGGAAGCGCAACACTCAAGGATTTGCGCATGTGGTTTAACCTTACAAAGGTTATGAGGGCCTGTTTTTGTGCCATTGGTTGGAAGTTTGAAAGCAGCGTTTGGGATGTTTGGCCCTTCAATCGCCTTTATGGGTACATTTCGGGCGAACACTGGTACAGCTACGACGGCAAACAAGACCCTTTGCGGGTGACGGTAGGCAACAACGGAAGTATGGACTTAGATGGGACGATGAGTAATTTAATTTTCCCAGATACGATTTATGACCCGTTTGGACTATACGACAACATTTTGGCATTCCCTGGGGGTTACCTCTACCCTTCTGGCACCGCAAGCCAAAACGAAATCGACCTGAATTTAAGAATGAGCCTTGTCGTTGAATTACTCGAAACCCCTGCAAATCTACCAGGCGCAACGTGGTCTTTAATTTTGATTTGGAGTAGTGCGGTAACGTCGGGCGATATAATTTTGCTTGAGCAAATTCAGGGCATCCCAGGCGAAGCCCAAACAATAACCGTCGAAATAGATTTTAGGATTGAGAATGTCAGCGAGGGGGACACGTTCAGCGTGTACGCAGGGTATACCGACAACATAACACCGGGGGGCATTGACTACCCTTGGAGTATTTCACCAGGGGGAAGACTTAGTTTTGAACCCGATCCACCTCGCTACATCGAAAACGACACGATAAACCTGGGGGATTTGATTGATCCCAATTTGAACGCCCTGGACTTATTCAAGGGGATGCAGCACATGATCAGCGGCATCATCAAACCCGACTTCAACACCAAAACCATAAGCCTTTATCCTCCGTACCAAACCAGCATTGACGCGACAGTAATGGAAGGATTTTTCCTAAACTCTGCTCTGGACCTAACGACAAAGGTTCAAGGCGGGTCCTTAGTCAAACGTGAAATAACCGAGCAGCACGAAAGGTATTTGCGCCTACAATTCAAAGATAGTTCTGATTCATTCATCGAAAGCAGGAACTTTCCCGTTCAAATCTGGTCAAAACTTGTTGACACCGGGGGCGCAAAAGAGGAAACCAAGACACTCGAGAACCCAATATTTGAACCAACGATTGAGCGAGATACCACCGTGGAGGAAATTGGTTTTCTTCCTGACGGTTCCAGCGTTGACGCAACCCCCGCACTCATGGCGTTGTGGGATAATGAAGACGGGAAACTGAGCAAGAAATTGGGCTATCGGGTAGCGTATAACCACGGGTTAGTTGAGCAATTGAACAGCAGCGGCGATCCTTACCAACTAGTTTACGAAGGCGTTGCCATTTCAGAGTTTGGGTACTTATCACAGTGGCCCACACGCGCAGTAAGCGTAGCCGGGTTTTACCGTCCCGTGTATGGCTCAAGCAATGGCGACTTTTATACAGCGTTTTGGCGGCTTAAAATTGTAAAGGATTTTTACAAAAACGCTGACTTTGAATTGCTGCTTTGGCTTACTGAGCAGGATTACAAAGAGCTTGATTTTCGTAAACCCGTGCTCGTTGATTATTACGGGTATCGACTTTTCAAGGCCCTGGCAGTTAAAGACCACCGGGGCAGCTTTGTGAGCACACCCGTAACTTTGGTTGAAGAAAGCGAAAACACGATACAATGATCAGGACGGTACATTTAACACCAGAACAAAAGCAAGCCATTGCAGACATGGCAGAGCAGGAAATCACCTGGGAGGATGCAAAGACGCTTTTCCAACTTGGATTTTGGCGCGGCTCTGAATGCTGTGCAGATTTGAAGGACATTAAAAAATGGATCAAATGGGCTATACACGAAGGGAGTCTACCCGAATCGATATCGAAAAAGTGATTGTGATTTTTTACAACCGCATTGCCGGGGCTAAAGCTTCAAGCATTGCCGACATGCCCAAAGACCCTTTGGCTTTACTGCTCAACATGACCTATGAGCAATTGACAGCGGCATTGATACGGGAGGACTCCCAAAAGGGCATGAGCTGTGAGCAGTTGCGGATAAAGTGGGGATTGACCGAGAGGAAGTTAAGAAGGGTAACGGGGAAGAAATAAAAAAGCCCCTTTCGGGGCGGGATTATTCAGATTCCAACTCTTTTGCCCATTCGTAAAGGGCTGCCTTATTCCAGATCATTAACCCAATAGCTCTAACCACTTCGCTTACCCCTTCGTCAATCATTCCGGGATTGTTTATCTTAATCACAAGATGAAATTCCCCTGCAACATCTTCAATTTTTTGCAGATGCCTAAGGTTAAATTTTCGGTAAAGCGGGTTTTGTTTTAATTTTTCAAATCCCTGAATGCTCGAAATAACGCCTACTTCAATTTTTTCCATTTTGCTTTTATTTTAAGTGTAATGTTCCCTCTACTGCTTTTTTCACAAAACAACAACTTCCAGCGCATTGGCAAACCCTATTCAACGGGCAAGGCTCATTGTAGGCTTCGGTCATTAGCTCAGCCTTTTTTGATTCGGCATCGCTAAGACGATTAAAACTAACTTGTTTTCTGCTTTTTAGCCTTTCAATCTGCTTATCTATCTTTGCAATAGACTTTGAGATTTCATCTAATCTTGGTTTCATTTGCCTTTGATTTGGTCTTGTAATTCAATTACTCGTTTAATTACAAGAAAGTATGCCATTCGTTTTGACATATTTCTGTTCCATGTTTTCTTGCTTATTTCGTTCTTGAAAATACTGTCTAATTCTTCGAGTATTTCAATGTTTTGGTCGTCCTCGAAATGACCTCCTTTTTGCTCTTGAATCCAGCGAGCAAGCAAGTGCATCGATTTGTTATCCATGGTCTTATACATTTTGACTTTCTAGCCATTTTTTAGCAATTCCAAGCCGTTCTTCTGCGGTTTTTGTATTCATTGCGATGTTACAATTGTTTATGTGCTTACTAAAAATAAGCTCTTGTAACGATGTCATTTTTACGCCGTATACAAAATATGTTTTCATGGCATTATTTGTTTCGATGTAATGGTCAGATATTTCTAGTGCCTGCTCAATCAAGTCTATCAAACTTTTTTCTTCGCCTCTTTTCGGGAATGAAAGATCATTAAGCAGTTCAATGATCAGCAACATACTATTGTATTTTTCCCGATCAGTCTGACCGGGAATTAAGTCATAAGTGAGTTTGTGGTAACTTTCCATGATTGTAAATTGTGGTTGTGAATTAATGTACACAAATATAAGTGTATTTATAATAGTGCACAAAATTATTTTACCTGAATTGAAATTTATTTTTCAGTCAAAAACGTCCGACCACCAACCCACCACCATTCCAAAGCCCGTGCAATAAGTAGATTTTTGTTGAAAATCGTACACATGGCCGAGGTTTTGGACAAAGTGCAGGAAAAGATATTCACATCCTGGGAATTTAAGGCGATCACACCACCCGCAACGCTGGACGGAAAGATACCAGAGAACGCAATCTACATTGAGGGGTACGCCAACACCACCACCAAAGACCGTGTTGACGACGTTGTAGCGGCTTGGAATTGGTCAGAGCCTATTTTGTCCAGCTACATGAAAAATGGGTTTGGTACGCTTTTGTTTATGCACGACCATGATAAACCCGTGGGCAAAATCTTGGAAGTTGAAGGACGTGACGATGGTTTATTTGTGCGCGGCTTTGTGTCCAAGTCCTGGAAAGATGCTTGGATGGTTGAAGAAGGGCTAATTAAAGGATTCTCAATTGGGTACATGATCGACTGGATGAATAGCCGCTACGATGCCCAAGCCGACACCTACTACCTCGCCATCAAAGAACTGCTTGAAATCAGCATTGTAACGATCCCAGCAAACCAGGATTCACTTATAAGTTCAATCAAAAGCCTTATTCCAAAGGCTTCAAATACAGTTAAACCAATGAAAAACTTTTTTGCAAAACTCAAGGCTTTGGCTGGTATCGAAATTCCAGAGGATGCCGACGAAAAGACCGCAATTGAAGCTTTGGAAGGTGTTAAGACCCTGAAAGCAACCGTCGATGCGGAAGAACTTAAAATAATGGTAGCCACCGCCGTGGCTGAGCTAGGGCTAAAGAAAATTGACGATTCGGCATTTGCTGAAAAGTCGGCAGTCGAAACCCTGAAAGGCACTGTTGAGGCTCAAGCCAAAACCATCAATGACCTGGCGGCTGAACTCGCAGGTAAGAAACTGGAAGAACCAAAACCGGGCGAAGGCAATGCCAAAACCGGGCTGAGTGACACTGAAAAAGCATTTGGGAAGGCTCTGAAAGCCTCTGTGAAAGCGTAATCAATTTGCCCACACTGTAAAATAAACAATAAATGGAGCCAATTACTTTGGAACCAATTTTCATGCCAGATAGCAACATGCTGATGTTCCAAACATCGGAGTTGAACTATTTGGCAGAGCAGCGATACAACGACAAGTTTGGATTTTATCAAGCTGCTTTTGGCATGTACTCTTACATGCGCCTCACCTCTGATTTAGAATACAAAATCTGGTATCCGCAGGGTGAGCCACACCTTTGGCAGCCGCACAACTCATGCGCCTGGACACCACTAGGCGTTTACGGATTCGCCAACAAAACCATCACCCCTTGCAAATCCAAGCTCAACTTGGAGTTTTGCAACGATGAGTTTTACAACAGCGTTTTCCGTTCCTTCCATGCCTGGAATACCGGGGCCACTGTTGGATTGAGCGCAGCAGGTCAGGCGGCTTTGACCGCGCTTACCAATACCATCGTGAAAAGCGCCACCGTAGGAAACCGGATGATGTTGACCGCTGGCCAGTTGTTCGACCCTGAAACCGTGGCCATCGTTTCCGGCACCCCAACCAATGTTGAGGAAGCTTTCAAGAAGACCGTTGGTACTTGCCGGGGTTGGATTGAGTTGCTTATCTCTTTGGAGGCTGGCGACCCCGTGAAGTACGCACACTTGAACCTGGATAGCTTGTTTATCCAGTCCGGTGGAGGTCAGAACATCGCCACGAACGGCCAAACCTTTACGGGTTCCGTAGTTGCGCTGTATGACAGCATCTTTGCAGCAGCCACCAACGATTTACAAGAGGCAATTATTGACGGCGGTGTTGGCGATACAGGCCGTTCGTTCATGCCCATGTTCCTTGTGTCCAACTCCATCAAGGCGAAGTTGTATGCAGACTTGTTGGCCCTTAACGCAAGTGCGGTTCAAATCAAACCACGGATCAGTCAACGCGCAATTACTGCGAACGGGCAAACTTTCGATGTAATGTATATCGACAATGTTCCCGTGATCCCTGTTGGGGATGTTGCCAACTATGATAAGTTGCTGACAGGCCGTAGCCACTTTGCATACCTCACCATCAGCGGAACTATTCAGTTGGGTTCTAACTTTGCGCGTATCCCAGAACTTGGGGCGGGTGAAGTTGCAGTTGCGATCCAGCAAAAGACCGACTTAGACGAATTGGGCAAAGTCTTGTTCTTGTCGCATTCATTGAGCGCAACCGCGATCAGTGACACCAAGTACATTGCCGGGGGCTACAAATACACCGTACAGCTATAATCGTTTTTGGGATATATCTGGGAGGGCTTAACGGCTCTCCCTTTCACAATTAAAAGCTAAAACAATGGCTGAAATAATCTGCGAACCCAAGAACCTTATCAGTTCCGAAACTTG